ATGGATGGGTCGATGGTACTAACGGCGCGACTTGATAGGCTAGAGGAGGCGATCGGAGAAATCCGAGCGTCGAATCTGCGCATGGCTAACGCGCTTGAGCGATTAGTGGCGATTGAAGTACAGCACGCCGAAACAAGGGCAGGGCTAGACCGCGCCTTCGCCGCCATAACCGCAAACAATTGCAGGCTACAGGCAATTGAACGGCGCGTTGCGATGTGGGACGATGCCGTTGTCTGTAACGATGAAGTGATCGGCAGACTGGCCAAACTTGAGACGTCTGTTCCGAAGTGGGACGCAGCATACGCGGCTATTGTATGGTTCATTGCGATAACCGTGCTGGCGGCTGTGACGATGGTGTGGGTTAAATCAGGAGGGGTGGCGTGAGCATGGCAGCGATATCGGAAAAACTGAAGGTGTTTTGCGATAGGTGGCAGGAGGTTGTTATTTGGCTGCCAATTTCGATTGGCGCGCTGGTGTTTGCTGGATGGCTGCTGCCGCAAGTTGACCCGTCGGCTGGTATTGATGGCCCTGGCTTTCTGTATGGGCTTTCCTCGATACTTGTGACATTCTCTGTTGCAGGGTTTATTGCGTGGTTGGCGCAGATTACCTACGGGACAGAATTGGGCGATGACCGAAAGGGCGATCTGATAACGGAAGCCCGACATGGGAACTGGTGTGCGTTGTGTTTGCTGGTATACCCGTGGGTTCAGTGGCTTATCGTGTTCTGGCTGGTATGGGAGAAATTAGCATGAGCACGTATCGCGTATACAAAGATGCTGCGGGTGGGTGGCGCTGGCGGTTGGTGGCTGCGAACGGAAAGATCGTAGCGGATGGAGCGGAGGGCTATACGCGCCGGAGGGATTGCATCCGGGCGATTGAGCGCACGCGGCATCTCGCAATTACTACGGTAGTTTGGTGTACTCAATAGCCTATGGACGAAAACACGCGAATTGAGTCGCTGGCAGAGCTTGAGGCTTTGCTGAAGGCAGAGCGCGACGTAAAGCGCTACGACCGGCTTTCGCAGATGTACCCAGACACCGGCAAGTTTGCGCGCAGTAAGTATCCGAAACACATGGAATTGCTTGCGGCAAGCGCGAAGTACCGAGAGACGGCAATGATTGCCGGTAACGGTGTTGGCAAGACGTGGGGCATTGGCGCATACGCAGTTGCAATTCATGCTACGGGTCTGTATCCGCCTTGGTGGGTTGGCAAGCGGATAAAGGGGCCAGCGAGGATTTGGGTTGCCGGTAAAACGCGAGAGACAACGCGAGACATTATCCAAGAAAAATTGCTTGGTGACGTGGCGAGGCAGGGTGAATCTGCGCTCGGGACGGGGATGATTCCGAAAGACAACATCATCGCCATGCCTCGGTTTATCCCAAACACGAACAACGCGGCGGATTACGTTCGGATCAGGAATGTCACCGGCGATGAATCGTTGATCGGATTCAAGTCATATGAGCAGGGCAGCAGTGCATTCGAGGGGACAGAACAGAACCTGATCTGGTTGGATGAAGAACCGCCATCGTCGGTGTATGGCGAATGTCTTATGCGAACCCGTACAGTGGACGGCATAATTCTGGTTACGTTCACACCGCTAAAAGGGTTTTCAGAAGTCGTGTCAGACTTCATCAATTGGGAAAAGAAGAACCTTGAGGGCGGCAGCAAGTTCATGATTCAATGCGGCTGGGATGATGTGCCGCATTTGGATGAGAAATGGAAGTCGGATGTGCGCGCTGCCACGCCGCCGCACCTGCGCAAAGCGCGTGAAGAAGGCATACCAACCGCAGTAGGCTCGATGGTCTACCCGGTTGCCGAAGAAGATTTTGTGGTACGCGGGTTTTCGATTCCTCCGCATTTCAGGCGGGTGTTTGGCCTGGATAGCGGCTGGCACAACACAGCGGCGGTTTGGCTTGCTTACGATAAAGACGAGGATATCGTTTACGTCTATGCCGACTACAAGCGGGGGGAATTGCCGACCGAAGTACATGCGGCGTCATTCCGGCAGCGTGGGGCATGGATACCCGGAGTTGGCGATGTGGCGGCAAGAGACTCTGGAAGTGGCGTCAAGATACTTGACCAATACCGGGCGCAAGGCGTGAAGGTACGTTTAGCCGACAAGGCGGTATATGCTGGTATTGATGCAGTATACTCGCGTCTAATGACTGGCAGGCTAAAGGTTTTCTCAAATTGTCAGCACCTTATCACAGAGTTCAGGATGTACCGGTACGACGATAACAACGAGATCATAAAGAAAGACGATCATGCGCTTGATGCGTTGCGCTTTGCGATCATGAGTGGTCTTAAGATATCGGTATCGCCAAAAGTTGAATCGACAATTTACGATGAAGTGAGGTTCGGATGATGGAAGACATGATTGAACCGGTCGATCAGCCTACGCTTGACGATGCTATGTTGGACGATGTTGACGAGGAAGCTGGCGAGGTAGCTGAGGCGGCGCGCACGCTTGCGATGGATGACTTTGGCAAAACGCTTGAGAAGTTGAAAGATGAGGCTATCGAATATCGCATAGAGCATGAGCGATTTTGGTCTGAGGCTGGCCGCCAGTTCAACGGAGAATCGTTTGACGATACGCCACGGACGAAGCAGATTGCGAACAACGAAGATGATTATCGGCGTACACGCGACAACATCACCCGGTCAAAAACGTTAATCATCGAATCGCGGCTGAGCGACATGCTGTTTCCGAACGGTGATTCTGGTAGTGGCAATTGGGACATGGAGCACACGGCAAACCCTGAGCTTCCAGATGGTGAAGTCCAGGAAGCCGATGAAGAAGGGAACCCGCTTGACCCGTTGGCTATTCGGCTTGCACGCGATGCCGCTGCGAAAAAGCGCGCCGACGCGATGCGGAGGACGATCAGGGATCAGCTTGGGGAATGTGACTACTCTGCGCAGGGGCGTGCAATGCTCGGCCAGGCCGTGCTGTACGGCACAGGTGTTATGAAGGGGCCGATTCTTAAAACAACGGTAAAGCGCCGTTGGAGTGTATCGACGAAATCATTTGAGGCAACATTCACCGGTGACACGACACCGGCAGCCAAGCACGTTGACCTATGGAGTTTCTACCCGCAGCCGAGTAGGACTATAGACGAAGCCGAGCATGTGTTCGAGTTGAACATGATGACTCGCAAGCGTTTGCGGTCATTGGCGATGCAGCCAGGGTTTGACCCGAGTCAGGTAAAGCGGTTGCTCGATCTTGACCCGGTGCAGAATGGGCTACTGCAATCGTCCATGATGGCCGGATCGAACACGACGCGCACCTCACAGCAGGCAACGCTTAGCAAGCGTTATGCCGTGTGGGAGTACAGCGGCCCAGTGCAGAAAGGCGATGTTGGAGCGTTTCTTGTCGGCCTGTACGCATCGGAGAAGATTGACGCGGATGACATGGCGCAATTGACTGCCGTGCTTGAAAAGCATTCGATGGATGAGATCGAATGTAACGTGTGGTTTTCTCAGGGGATTGTGCTGAAGGTAGCGCTTCCATTCATGGAAACAGGTGACCGGCTCCGGTATTACGTATTCAACTACGAAACAAACCCGGAGAGCATTTTTGGATACGGTGTGCCGTATCTGATGGCGGATGACCAAGTGGCGGCAAACCAGTTGTGGCACGCAATTGTGCTGAACTCGATGGTGAGCGCCGCGCCGCAGATCGGTGTGAAGAAAACGGCGCTAATCCCGATGAGCGGGCAGGCAGGTGGCCGTGCGTTCCATCTTGGCGTTGCAAAGCCGCGTGTGTGGGCGATGAACGATGAGATAGACGATATCAAGCAGGCGCTTTCCGTATTCAACATCCCGAACGTGGCTGGTGCATTGCTGCCGGTATACGAGCGGATCAAGGCAAATGCTGACGAACACACGATGACACCAATAGCATTTCAGGGCGGCACAAGTAGCGTACAGTCCACGTCAAGCGGCACTGCCATGCGCATGAACTCTGACAACATTGTCATGAGAAGGCTGGCAAAGAACTTTGATGACCAGGTGACAACGCCACTGATCCGAGCTTTCTACGACTTCAACATGGACCCATCGCTGAATCCAGACCCGGAAGTGAAGGGCGACTTCAAGGTTATTCCAAAAGCGGTATCGCACTTGCTGGTGAAGGACATTCAGGCGCAGCACATGCAGTTTGCCACGCAGATGTTTTCCAGCAACCAGATGTTGCAGCCATTCATGAAGCCGTACAAGTGGGCGGTAGGGAACCTTGAGTTTCTCGATATCAGCGCAGAGGACTTCCTGTATACCGAGGAAGAACTACAGGCGCAGCAGAGCCAGCAGCCAGAGCCGCCGCCCGATCCTAATATGACCCGTGCGCAGGCGCAGCAGGCGCAGGCTGACGCAGCGCTCAAGCGCGCCGAGAACGATGCACAGCGGATTCAGGTACAGGCTACGCTGGACAATCAGGACAGGCAGCTTGACAACCAAGAGCACCAAGAGCAGATCGCATTGCGCGAACGGCTTGCTGAGACGAAGCAGCAGATTGAGGCGGCCAAACTGGCGCTTGCGTCGGCTAGTTTGGATCAGCAGGGGCAAGTTGCCATGCAGAAACTATTGACGCAGCTTCAGGTTGCCGACAAGGCGATGGAGACACAGAGATACCGCGCAGACCTGAAGGCGACTACTGATGCCGAGCGGATAATGCGTGAAGCATCTGCACGTCTTGGAGGTGCCACGCAATGATCCCAGGGCTATTATCATCGAAAGTGTGGCCTGCTATTGAGGCCGAGATGAATGGCAGGATTGCGGCTCTTTTAACGCAGTTAGAAGCCGTATCGCCAGACAAATTGCCAATGCTTCAGGGGCGGATTAAAGAGGTTCGGAGGATGCTTGACATTATGACCAGTAAGGATGAGACTTATGCAAACGAATGAACAGCAGGCCAATGAATCGCCGTCGCTTGATGAACTGATGGCGCAGTTGGATGAAAAGGAAGAATC